ATGTCGTTGTTCATGATTCGCTTTCCTTCTCTGTTGTGCCCCGCGAACTGCAGTGCATGAACGAATATTGGCACAACTAAAATCGTTTGTGTGGGGTTTTGGCAAAAATATTACTAACCTAGGGTTTCCCCTAGTAGATCGCGCACGTCCTGCAGCAGATCGGCCTCGTCGAACCCGTAGTGCTTAACGAAACCCTTCGTTCCTAGCCCGTGTACGCCGCTATTTCCGCGGTGGTGCTCTACGCACAGACCGAAGGCGTCGAAGTGACTGGAACGCCTGCCAGCCCCGGTGCCGGCCCTCTTATGATGGATCTCCACAGGCCCCGGATCGTGGGGACCGTGGAGCCTCCTGCAAACCATACAACCGAGTGCTGCCACCCGGCTGAGGTGCTCACGCTCCGACGCTTTCAATCGGCTTTCCTAGTGTCCGCAGGTGATAGCAGTAGTCAGGCTCCCCCCGAAGGTACGGGCCTGATGTATCTACCGCGATGTATGCCCAGAGGTCTCCCTTGGGCCCCGACACCATCCGCCGGTGCATGACCCCTTCCTCGCACATCTTCGTCATCAAGTTCACCAAGGCTCGTCGGTTACCCGTCACTTTGATCTGCGGCAGGGTTAGCTCGCCTGCGTTGCGCAAAGCCGCCATCACCTCGTCTCTCATTGCCCGTCCCCTAGTAAAAATGCGAGTAGGTCATAGCCGTACTCTTTGACTTGATCTAGCAATGAGTTGAAGAACTCTCCGCTGTAAACGTCGTCGTATCGATTAAACATCTTGATCCTTCAGTTGTGCGTGCAGGCGCTTGTTAAACGTGGCCTCGTTGTCGTCACAGGAAACCAACCAGTCAATCCGTTGAACATAGATGTACGCCCGTCGCAAGAGCCTCACCGCCTCATTGAACTCGGCGATCGTCTCCGGGCTGTAAGGCTCGTCCCAGTCCTGAGTTGCGTTTTCTAACGCCAACTGCTCAATCTCATCCGCAAGTTTCTGCAATTCAAACTGCTTGTAGTCAAAATGTCCGCCGCTCATGACCAGTCCTCATAGAATTTGTGTTGTCCAACCGGCAAATTAACGCCGCACCGTTGGCACCTGTCATGCGTGTATCGGTAGTGGGCATCAATGCAACTAATGACGTTTTTGTGGCCGAACAGCCAGCACAGAATCTTAGCCACCGTTCTTCTCCTTGAGTTTGGCTTCAATCTGGTCAAACAGTTTGCGGGTGTAGCCTTTGATTGGCGTATCCCCCCACGGCCCTATAATTTCTTTGATTTCCTCATCCGTCAGCCCGACCCACGGGCGCTGTTGTGAAGCGGTATCGGTGTTGTAGTCATGCGTCCATTGCGGATTTTCTTTTAACTTCTTTTCGGCCCAAGCATTAATTTCATCTATAGTAAACCAAGCACGTGTCTCTTTAGTTTGTGCCATTTTTGCTCTTGCCGCATCATGTAGTTTCAGGTTTCTGGTCATTTGTTCTTCTCCTTGAGTTTGGCTTCGATGGCTTTATAAAGCATAGTCGGGAACATAATTGTTGTACCACCACTCTCCCAATGCTCATTAATCTGCTTCTGTGCCGCCATATAAACCTCATCGGCTTCATTATCGGTCAGCCCAACCCACGGGCGCGGGGCTGGATACAACGCAGTCCAACGCTCCGGGTGCTTCTTTAGATCGGCTGGTTTGTGAGAAATGATGTTGTCTTCGATGCTCGTATGCATCCAAGCCACCGGTTTTTGTAGCGACTGCTCGCGTTGTTCAATGTATTGGCGCAACTCTTCGATCTCTTCTTGCAGTCTCCGCTCAATCATCCTGTACGAAATCATTCCGTTCTGATGGTCAGGGTGTTTGTTGCACCGCTCATAAAAGTCTTTGATGTCTTTGTATTTCATTTCTCTCCCCTTGCGCGGATAATGGCTGCAAGGCGATGCGCGTCGGTTGCAACAACGGTACTATCCTCCAGTGCCTTAATGTATTCGTTGACCTTCTCAATCTCTGGGGCGTTAGCTGCGATAATGCGTTCCCGCTCATGCGCGGCCACAAGGGCGGCAAAGCGTTCAAGGTCGGTATCTCGAATTTCTAAAATGTCCCATTTGTCTGGGTTATATGAACGATTGGCTCCAGCCTCCAGCGCCATGCGGATGATGTCTTCTCTCTTCATGCTATTTTGTCCTTGAACCCACTTGGGGCTAGTCGCTTAAAGCAAGCCTCGCACTTCCAACGGAACCCCTTCCCGGTTGACGTTGGAACCTTGTGGCTTGCCGGGTTGACCCTGCACTGTTGGCAGTTATGTGATGTTTCAGAAAAATTTTTTTCAATCATGCCGCCTCCGCAATTTTGTAATCGTGAAACACAATCCCGTTGGCAGAGTTGCCAACTTTGCAGTTCTTGACCCAAACCGTTTTGCCTGATGCCAGCCTTCGCATATGACCCCGGCGATCGTGCAAGCGCGGTGATGCGTGAGTACCACCTTTAGACTCTTTCCGGGGCTTCACGGCCTCAATGGTTACCGTCCGCCACTCGTAGGTTGGTACTTTGCCTTGGGCGATCTTGCGTTTGTTGGTGAAGGTCTGCTGAACATTCGGAACGTATGCTTCGTTTCTTTTAGATAACGATTCGTACCACGCACCAACAAAACCCAAAGTCATTTCGGCATCTTCTTTCGTCAATGTTTGAAGTTCGTCTAATGCGCGGTAATGAACCAAACCGTCTTTGACAAAATACCAAAGCGTTGGCGCCACAATTGCGCTACCTAAATTAGGTGGTTTGCGCCACACCTGTATTGCAATTCCTTCTTCTGGATCATTGCCACAGACCCAAAGCCAAGCCAATATGTTTTTGTTTTTATCTGAACTTCCTTGCCAGCAAACCATGCAAATAGGAAATGGCGGCCGGTTTAAATGCAAACAGTCTTGTGAAAATTTTTTATCTGTATTCAAACAACCCGTTGCATCAAACCAGTGCATCACCGTTGGGTCCTGCCCACTTTCTGCGCAATGTTTCATAACATCACGAACCAACTGTGTAGTCATGCGCTTCTCTCCTTGTTTGGCCATTGCGCCCAGATGATCGGGTTACCAGTTAAGTCCTCTTTTTCGGTGACAATATGAATGAACTCCGCCGGGCTCACTTGTGTCAAGCCCTGTGTTTCCGGCGGAATCACATAATTTGGCTTACCGCCGGAAAAAGTCTTGACCGGTCTAGACATTTGGCCAGCCAAAAAGGCTGCCTTGTAGGCTCCTTCATGGTTCCCGACCCTCAACAACTGAGCCTTTAAGTGCATAATCTCAAGTTGAGATTGAGCCTCCGCGGCCTCCCAACCAGCGGACCATCCCTCAAAGACGTGAGCCTCTCGCGTGTCGTAAGTCCCAACCGATGCGCTCCCGCGAGCCTTCAACCACCATTCTCTCCATTGCTGAATCTTCATAACGTAGCCCTCATTTCATGGCGTGATGACGCCTCTTGCGATCGCCAAACCTCTACACGCGCTTGGGCGGCGACCAATGCCCAGCGCACTTCCTCTTCTGTCTCCACCGCCGCCTTCAGACCCTCTAGCAGCGTGATGTACTGGGGATGGCTGTACGCATCCCTCTCCTGCGCGTTAACCGCGCTCTCAAGGCTCCCCTTCATCAGGATTGCCTTCAAGCTCTTGCGGTACTCCTCAAGGTAGATCCGCTCTGCCTTCGCCTTCGCGTAGACCTTCCCCTGCTTGAAAATAAACTCGACAGCGTCGTTGGGATCAATCACGTCATCTCCTCAATCTTGACCTTCAACATCCCGCCGATCGTGTCGCCCCAACGGATTCTTAAGTCCCGGATCTGCGAGTCGTCCTCATAAATTAAAGCCTTCGCCATTCCATCGAGCACGGCCTTGAGAAGGTTATCTAGATCTCTCTTGCGGTTATCTGGACGGAAGGCCACGATCTCCATCCTGATCGGACCGGTGAACGTATCTACCCGCTGTAGCAGGCACTGCTCCATAACGGATTGTCGGTAGATCCTGCCCTTCTCCGACAAAATCATCCGTCCTTGAAAGGTCCGCCAGTAAGTGTTTAGGCTCGGCGGCCAAGGTAATGTTAGTTCCACGTCATCGCTCCTGCATTTATGACTTCAACGTACTGCTGACTCTCTCGCTCGTAAAAGAGCGTGTACCACTCCTCGCCCTCTCCGTTCCTCTGCTTCTCACACATCAGAATTGCATCCGGTGCGAGAACCTCGGCGTTGTCTCCCGCCTGAATCATTCGCTCCTTCTTCTTGTTTCTCCACCAGATGAAGACGTTATCCACCTGATCTGTGATTGATCCGGATCCTTTGATATCCATCTTGTTCGGCATCACCTCCTCACTCGAAGCCTTGCGGATGTGATGGATGAGATGGATGTGGATGTTGTGGTCTCTGGCCACCGCGCACAACTCGTCAACGAAACCTTTCTGCTCGTTGTAGGCGTCCTCGGCACTTACGCACTTCATGAGGCTGTCAATGACGACGTGCTGTATCCCAAGCTCTACAGCGCAGTACCGGGCCATCGCCACAACCTGACGGGCATTCACCGAACCTTGTTGGTCGTACAGCCACAGACAACCCTCTGACCAGACCGAGAAGTCCACGCAAGCCTTGGCAACCTTGTCCACGAGACCGAACCCCGGCACCTCAAAGTTCAACCCGGCAAATTGCCGGAGCATCCTCGTCAGGGTGCGCTTAGGCTTCATCTCAAAGCTGGCAATGCAGACCTTCTGGCGCTGCTTGATCAGACCTAGCGCGATCTGTCCAGTGGCCAGAGACTTACCGCCACCGTTAGAACCAGCGTAAATGGTTACCTCGCCGGGTCGATAATCAAACGAACCGTGAGTCTTTAACCACGGCATCGTGATTTTTACGCTGCGCTCCGGGCGCTCGTAATCCTCAGCGATCTCTAGCAACCAGCCAACCGGATCCTTGACGTGCTGGCCGATGTCCTGAGCCTTAGCCCACTTCTCAATATCAACGTCTCCAGACTTTACGATCCGCACCTTCCGGGCCGCGTCCAGATCCCTAGCTTTCTGTTCAATATCATGCATAACGTGTTGCTTCTAAAATTCGCTCTGCCGCTAGTTTAAGTCTTTCTAGATCGTCTGGGCTTAGGGGTTTTCCATTAGATATGTCGATCGCCGACAGGGCCACAATCAGGCTTTCTACAGAAATAATTCTAAGTAAATCAGTCGCATAGAACGCTGGTTTGATCTGCTCCCCCCGCTGGACCGGGCCGTCGTCGAACAGGTCGTTCATGTCCAACCCGATCGCGCCAAGCACTTCGTCCACCGCGCAACCTCCGAAGCAGTGCATCAGCACCCTGCCGTCAGGCTTGAAACGGATCGCCAGCGAGGGTGACTTGTCGTCATGAGCCGGGCACCTCGCCGTCCACGATTCCCCCCGTCCCCGCACTTGAGAAAGCCTGCTCAGGATGTCCTTGGGGTTCATAGGCCCTCCACGGGGTCTAGATCAACGCAGGAGACGCGATCGGGCGTGGGTGAATACCTGAGTAGCCCCCCGTTAAGAAAACGCGCTGTAGAGCCTCTCATAGGACTTTCCTTCCGAAGGGTAGAGCGGTGCTTGCGACGTCGTCGTCTAGCCAGCGCCGTTGGTTGAGATACGTCATGGGTGCGGGTTCAAACCCGGAGAGCCACTGCGTGGTCCCCTTGAGCCGTGAGACGTGAGACACGATCCGCTCAACGTGCTCGTCCATGCCGTTGGTGATCCACGTCCGGATGCAGGCTCCCTTGCCAACCTTGCGGGGTGACTTTGGCCAGACCTCCCAGAAGCGGTCGAAACCCCCGGAAGGGGGTAAGGGGGATATATTCTTATTCTTATTCTGGTTGCCTTGAAGGTTCGCGGTAGTGTTTTCTGACGAACCTTCAAGGTTACCTTGATGGTCGCTTGTTGGTTCCGTTAAGGTTCGCGGTGATCTCCTTTTGACGCCTTGTGCGGCACGTTCTGCCGCTTTCTGCGCAGCAGCCTTCGCGCCCTTCAAGTTGCGTTCAATGATGGTTTGGTATGCCTGAACCTCCTCTTCGACCCTACGGTTACGGTAACCAGATTCCGTTTTCTCAAAGAACTCGCTGAGAACCTGCTCAACGATATCCTGATCAAGTCGTATCCTGCGGGATACAAGATTGGTATCTAACGGGATAGGCTTCTCGCTGAGATACGCCATATCGAGTAAACGCCGGTACGCGAGATCTTCGGCATCCGATAGGTGGATGGTCTTGATCTGGTACTCGGCCGCGGCAAATTTGTACCACTTCACAGCGCCTCCCCGAACAGATCGGGCCGCAGATACTTGCGGTGAATTCCTGTGCGTCTCTCTATGTCAATCGCTAACGTAGCCGACGGAACCTCGCGGCCGCTAACGAGCAGGCTCATCCACGTCTTCGTGATCCCAAGCTCACGCGCCAAGTCGGTCTTCGCCCCGCGGTGCTTGTCTGAAAAATACTGTTCGAGTGTCATCACTCCCCCTTGCTTGTGAAACTTCATCTTACACGAGATTTTCTTCTGTGAAGTAGTTCTTGTAACTTTTTCTTGATGGTGCTAGAGTGCGATCACTCTTAGGAGGTTCACATGATTGATCCGTTTGAAGCCTTGATGGCCTATCACCGGGCCGAGAATGACCGAGCCTCCGTGGAGGATTGGAGCCTGCTCGCCAAATCCGGCGTCAGGAGAACAGTGATCTTAGAAACCGTTGGAGTTACATATGAGTTTAATTGCGACAGCAGGAAGCGAATCGACCTTCAAGCCAGTGCCCGAAGGAACCCATCTCGCACGTTGCTACCGGATCGTTGATCTCGGCACACAAGAGTCCACCTACCTCGGGCAGGTTAAAACCCAGCGCAAGGTGATGATTCAGTTTGAAGTTCACGGCGATGATGAGAACGGGTTTGCGCTCATCACTCGTGCCGGCGAGCCGATGAGCATCAGCAAGAACTACACCCTATCTATCGGTGAGAAGTCTCGCCTGCGGCAGGACCTAGCGTCGTGGCGTGGCAAAGCATTCACGCCAGAGGAACTCAAGGGTTTTGAACTCAAGAATCTCTTAGGAGTTTGGGGAATGATCAGTGTGATCAAGACGCCCGGAACGGACGGCAAAGAGTATTCAAACATCAATGCCATCACCCCGGTGCCTGCGGTAGTCAAGAAGAACGGACTCCCCTCTTACTTCAACGAGGCAAAGATATTCTCAATTGACAACCCAGATATGGAGTTGTTTGCGACGTTCTCCGACTACTTACGGGCAAAGATCGAAGGGTCACCGGAGTGGCGCGGCCGTAACAAGTCTGTTGCTTACACCGGCGGTGGTGTGGACATTGAGGACGATGACATCCCTTTTAATTAGAACTGGTCTATAATGGTCGCTCATCCAGCACAGGAGAGCGGCATGATCAGTTCCAAAGAGTGTTTCAAGTGCAAGACCGTCAAGCCATTAGAAGAGTTTTACAAACACAAGATGATGGCCGACGGTCACCTCAACAAATGCAAGTCGTGTGCAAAATCTGATGTCAACAAAAATCGCCAAGACAACTTGGAAGCCAAGAGAGAGTACGACAGGAAAAGGTCACGTCTTGCCCATCGTATGGAACTTAAGTCCAGAGTTACCAAAGCGTGGAGGGCAGAAGATCTGCGTAGACAGCAATGCCATAACGCAGTTAGGAAAGCAATCCTTGACGGAAGGCTCGTTAAGTCTCCTTGTACAAGATGTGGCGAAGTCAAAAGCCTCGCCCATCACGAAGACTATGACAAGCCTCTGGATGTCATGTGGCTTTGCCAGCCCTGTCACAAGCAGCGGCACAAAGAATTGAAAGAAGAGTTCTGATGAGACCGCTCTACGAAAGCTCGAAGGATCTTTCTAACGAACTCCGCGTCTCTAAAATCCTCAAGGATTGCTGGGAAGCGGATTTTGTGAAACTCACAATGGCCTATCACGTTGACTGGGCTGTTGTGAGGGGACCAGAGATCAAAGCCTTCGCAGAGTTCAAGCGCCGTCACAACCTTAAGGATCAATACCCTTCGTTCATGATTTCATTGAACAAATGGATGAACGGAAAGAACATGGGTAAAGAAGTCGGGGTTCCATTCCTGATCATAGTGGAGTGGGATGACGGCCTCTATTACTGCGACACGGAAGCAGTCAAACCAAAATACGGGTTAGGAGGAAGATGGGACCGGGGAGACTCGCAAGATCAGGAGCTATGTGTTTTTATCGAAACAAAAGCGTTCTATAAAGTGAGAAAAAATGCCAGAGAATCTTAGAGATTGGGCCGTACTATCGGCATTCGTTATTACTGTCGCCGCAGCTTTAGCTGGTGAGCGAGAGATCATGGCGGTCAGTTGCGTTGCAACAATAATCTTAGTCATCACAGGGAAAGGAAAATGATCGTCTCCCAGAAGAAAACAAGTGAGCACTGGTACACCAGAGACGGTGAGCCGATGTACACCGTTGTAGGAAAGACCGGGGTCCGACCTACAACGCTGCGTGACGCTCGCACAAAGGACTTAGTGCCATCGGTCACTACGATCCTCAACGTGGCCGCTAAACCCGCTCTAATCGCTTGGATGCAGAAGCAGGTACTCATGAGTGCCCTGACCATGCAGCGGATCGGTGACGAGCCTGACGCGGCCTACATGGACCGTATCCTCGTTGACTCGCGGGAATTGGCTAAGGCCGCCGCGGACGCAGGCACTGACATCCACAACTCAATCGAGGCGTTCTACTCCGGCAACAAGCCATCCCGCCACTTCGAGCACGTCAAGGCGGTCTCTGACGCTTTGCAGGAGGAGTTCGGCGATCAGGATTGGGTAGCGGAAAAGTCCTTTGGCCACGAGCTTGGCTTTGGCGGCAAGTGTGATCTCCATTCTTTGGAGGTCGTCGTTGACGTTAAGACAAAGGAGTTCGGTCCCGGTGATGACGTTGACGGGTATGACGAGCACCTGATGCAACTCGCGGCTTACCGGGTTGGTTTGGGCGTACCAGAAGCCAAGTGCGCGAACATCTTTGTATCTCGCACACACCCCGGCTTAGTGGTCATCAAGAACTGGACTGAGGACGAGCTAGTCCGCGGCTGGGGACAGTTCCAGTGTCTTCTTCGTTTCTGGCAACTCAAGCACAACTACCGATGAAACCATTCCAGACCGTTGACGGTGAGATCTTTACCGATCGGGAAAACAAATGAAACCAATCTCCGCATTTCAAACCTCTGACGGCAACATATTTCCCGATCAGGAAAGCGCTAGTCGTCATGAGTTCTTCCTTGAAAACAAGGATCTAGTCGAAGACTTCTTGTCGTCAGAAGAAAACCCCTACAAGGGATCAGCCCACCGCAGCATCGTGCAGGGAAGCATCCTGCGCTGGGAACTATGGAGAGCAAAGAATGTTAAGTAAATCCTATTTGACCGACGCCACGATCAAGCAGTTGTACTTCTATACGGACAAGTCTCGTAACCCTAACGGGGTGTATGGGTACGTTGACGTGTTGGAATTCGCTCGGATTGTTGAGCAGTACGTCATTGCTCAGAGCGAAAAAAAGCCGGTAATTGTACCGGCTAAACCCGCTCCTGCGGGGTCCGGGGGAGGAGAGATCCCCAAACTCGTTACATAGTCTGCTGCTGACCAAACATCATTTTGTTCAGCGTATCCATGATCTTCTGACGATCTTCCGGGGTTCTCGCGTTGCGATACAACTCCGTCAAAATAGAGATAGTCATTCCAGCCGGGGCGGTTCCTCTAAACATAGACAGGCCGCCTCCCAACACCTCGGCCGCACCCGTACCAACTTTACCGGCATCGCCCTGTTTAATCCCGGTGGCCATCTCTGCACCGCCACCACCGATCTGCATACCGCCAAGGGTCTTAGGAATGATCGGGAGCGCACTTAGAACGCGCTGGGCAGGTTCAGTTACGTTACGGGCAAACATCCCCGTCACCGCATCTAATCCGGACCGTACAGGGCCACGCGCAGCCGATGTTGGCCGCGGCGATTCACCAAGCAATGCAGGTCCTAATATTGGCTCCGTCCTGACTCCCATTCCGGGAGGAGGAGTTCCGGCCGTCATCGGAGGCATGGCAGCCTCTACCGGAGGCGCTTGCAACAGAGCAGGCCGTCCGGGTTGGAATGGATTTGTTCCTGCCGTCAGACGGGGCTTCGGAGCACCCGTAAGCGGAGCAGCAGGAGGGAGCCCCGACCGAGGTTGCTGAGGAGGAGGAGGAGGGGGAGGAGGAGGCCCTTGCTCTCCGCCGATGATAAGTCTTGCCCGTGGCTCTCGCCGTTCCCCAAGCGTAAGCACGCCAGAGGTAGGCCTCTCCACAAGAGTTTCACTAGGGAACGCAGCTTGCGCTGCTAAGGTTCCCGCTCGGCGCTCTTGAACTAACCGCTGCGCATCCTTCAGATCAACTGCCTGCATTGCAAGCTCAATCGGCAACTGAAAACTGCGAGCGTAAGCGTAAGTACCGCGTCCACCGGCGGCCATGTTCCCGTTCTGAAGTTCATTTGGGAACTGCTGATAGAACCTCGTTGCAGTCTGATTGATGTTCGCAGGCGTTACACCTTGCGGCAGATCACCGCCAATTACGTCATTCGCAATATCGGCAACAGTCTGTGGCGTCTGAACCCTTGCTGCGATTGCGTCCATTGCCGCATTCAATCCGCGCCCACCGGCCTGTTTTAAGACTGAAGCCTGCTGAACTGCGCCGGGAACTGCGCCAGCAATCGCGCCGGCAACCTGAGCATTCAAGCGCTGATCCGAAGGCTGCTGCTCCTTTTGCTTTTGCTCAATCGTACCGATGTCCTGTTGCAGACCGGAAAGAACCGCATCTTCTTCTTTAGGCGCAATTTCCGGAGGCTGCGCCTTCAGGGTCGCCAATTCCCGAGTAAGCGCACTGAGGTTAGCTTCCTTGCGGCTCTGCTCTTCTGGCGTTGCTGCTGAACGCTCATACTCTTTGATGAACTCGTTCTGAAGAATCTTGACTGCCGTCTCGCCGCGAGGAGGAACCTTAGTTGTCTGCGGAGCAGAATCCAACGCAAAAAACTGAGATTTCTTTTCGTTGAACTCAGGAGTGTCCTGCTTGTCCCTGTTGGCGTACAGCCAATTAGCGAGTTCTTGCTTGTTCATGGTCTGAGACTCCTCGCAAAGTCCAAAGCAGGGTTTGATGTCTGGCGTGGCTGTGCCGAAGGTTGCTGAGGTTTACGGCCAAGGTAGATGTCGTAAGCACGAGCTAGATCTTGGTCATACTTGGCTGCAAATTTATCGTGGTCTTTGCTGCCAAGGTAGTCGCGCCACCCTTGACCTTGATTTTGCTTCTTCCATTCGTTGTACTCATTGGCCCGAGCAATCTCAGCCTCACCATGCATCTTCATGATGGCGGCTTTGAACCTAGCGGTCTTAGGATCGTCCTCAATACTGGGTCCAATACTAGACAAAACACGAGTTTCGTAATCGGTGATCGCGCCCTGACCCTTAGCCAATGAACGCAAGTTGAATAGATACTCTGCCGCTAGACCCATCATTACCCTGCGAGCAGATAACTCTTCTGGATTTCCGGTAAGCGTTGCCACCGCCTCTTGCAACGCAGATGCCTTTGCGCTCTCTCCGCCAATGCTTGCGCCGCTTTCTAACAATTTGATACCAGCAGACAAGAAACCCGGCTTCGCCGCAGTACCAATCGCGTTAGGGTACTGAGTGATAAGTTTCGCGTACTGGTCAGCAATGTTGACCTGATTCCTTCCTGCCTTCTTGATCTCAACAATGGTCTCGCGCTCGTCCTTAAGATTTTGTTTTTTAGCCTCTTCTGCCGCAGCAATGTCAGCCTTGGCTTGCTCAATTTTTTTGGTGGTCGCCACACCCGTGGTTGCCGCAATTTGCGCCTTGTCTTCTTCCTGTCGGCGAGCCTGCTGTATGGCCCTTTCTGATTCTTCTCGTGCTTTCCTTTCCGCCAACTGAGCAGGTGACAACATACCTCCGCCAGTTGGCGCTAATGGCGCAACAGAAGGTGATGGGGCAACTTCCGGAGCAACTGAAGGGCGAGCAACTGCAGGTGCAGCAGGAGATGCAGCAGGAGGTACAGTAGGAGGCGCAGTAACAACTCTAGGAGGGGCCACCGGAGCGGTTGTTACGCCCTCAGCAAGGGGAGCAGGGGGGCGAGCAGGCTGCTGAACAGGCGGTTGAGCAGGAGGTTGGGCCGGCGGCTGAACAGGTGCAGGAGCGGCAACAGAAGTCGGCTTGGCGGTTGGAATTCCTCTGAGCTTGTTCTCATACGCAATCCGGGCATTGTTGTCACCGGAGGCAATAATTTTATCAAGTATTTTTGCTTGAGTCTTGGTTATCTGGAATTCTTCTCCACCCAACGTCAAGAACGGAACTTTGACTGGCGTAGGATCTGGCATATCAAAGCCTCTGCCAGTTGAAATCTGAACAACCATCCCGTTCTGCGAAAGTTTAATGTCATCTCGCAAATACTTGTCGTATGCTATTTCGGCGTCAGGGATGCTGCCTCCCTTGAGCAACTGACTTGCAATGAATTGTTTCTTCGGAATCAATGGCTGAGGAGGGAATAGCTGCACGCCCTGATCCTCAATGCCCATTGATTGCAAAGCAAGATCTGACGGAGATTGCGGGGCTGCTTGTGAGGGAGGTGTTGCAGCAGGGGCAGCGGGAGTGGCACCCTCACGATACATCTGCATAGCAGCGCGTTGGTTGGCTTGGCCAACACCCATCCCCGCAAGCTCAAGCCTCATTCTGGCTAAATCTTCTTCCCGCGTCTGCTGTGTCTCTTGAGCCTTGGCTACGTTACCTGCAGCAATCCCCGCGGCCTCACCGAAACTTCCAGTTTTTGTTGGCCCGAGAAAAGCCTGCGAGATCGCTAGAAGCGTCGGATCAAAGAACTGGGGACGGCTGCGCTTCTCAACCGCAGCGATAAGTTGATTGTAGGCGTCCTGATAGCGCTGGTTTGCTTGTGTGCTCTCCTCGCCCTCACCGAAGGCGTACAGAGATTGCGGGAGAGCGGTCTTGTCAGCCATTGTTCAATCCCTGCTTATGGGGTGTAGCCTTCTGGATAACCCATCAAAGCATTGTATTGCGCTGGGGTTAAGGCTCCAGAAGTCAATGAATTCAAAATACTGTTTGCAGAGGTGGTTGGTCCCAACAGATTTTTAACGTAACCAGCTAAAGCATTAAGATTCCCAGCTTGACCAGCGTCTTTGCCAGCAATTGTTGATCCTAATAAACTGGAAAGTCCAACGACTTGATTGAACGGTGCTTGACTATATTGACCCGTAGTCCCCGGACCGACCACCGTCTTTGTTGTCGGAACCGGCAATCCAGTCAAGAACTTCAACGAGTTAATCGCGTTAGTCATCGGGTAATCAAGTTTGGCCTGCTCGTACTGCTGCTGCGCAGCGCCTGCAGCAGTCAGTGCGCTCGCACCCTTTAATCCAAGTTCCTGCTCCTTCCCGGCCAACGTACCCTGCGTCTGAGCCACTGCGTTCTGCAACTGACCTTGATTGGTGGCCGCATCAAGAGCGCTCTTGTAAGCGTCTGCAAGCGATTTATTTTGCTGGCCAGAGAGGTTGGCTTGGAAGTCCGCCCCGGTCTGTCCTAGGGCGCTCGCATAGCGCTGGCTACCCAACCCGCCGGTGCCAGCAAACGACCCGCTAAGTCCCGGAAGAACATTGCGCTGGAAGTTCTGGTTGGCTAACCGCGCCTGCTCATTCACTACGTTCTGAATGTACGGGTTCATGAACTGCTGGATGCCAGCAGGGTTCATTGCCGTTGCTGCGCTACTTGCCGTTGATGTCGCGTTCGATAGCCCAGTTTTATACGCATCCGCCGCTGATGACGTGTCTTTGTATCCTTGTGTTTGATAAGGATCTTGAGCCGCTAGACCTGTTGCGGCTGTTTTTGCCATCTGCGTTACTGCTGCGCTTGACGCAGGAGTCACCGCATTAGTAAACCATGACGGCGCAGCGTCTGTCGTTGTCGTCGTTACGTTAGGGAGCGGTTGCCCCTCGAATATCGTGCTCATTTCTTACCCCGCAGGTATTCAAGAGGTGACTTAGCCGGCGGAGGCAGCGACTTCGGGTGCGCCTTCCTTGCTCGTGCTCGAATTGAGTGCATCATTTCGTACAACTTATCCGATCCGGCCTTCGTTGATCCATTACCTAACGCCGAGACTACATCCGCCGGGAATACAAACTCGCCATCCGCAAGCATGGCAGGAATATCGTCCGACTGCCCATCCCCCGGACCCGTTACCGCATCTCCGCGGCGGAAGTCAACCCTCATTTTACCCGAATGAGGAACCAAAGCGGTACTGCCAATTCCAGATCTTTGAGCACCGCCTGCAGCCATCAGTGCCGCAATCGAACCACCAGTAGCGGCCTTGATCTCAGGGGGATTCAAAAAGTCTGTGTCAAAAATTGACTCAATTGGCTTTTCTTGACCGTAACCCCAGAAGGATGTGTCGTTTTCCAAGTCCTTTTCCTTTTTAGGCTTTTCCTGACGAGCCTTCTCATCCATCGCGGTGTTGTACATCTGCTGGACCATTGCTTGATAAGCAGCCAATGGACTGACGTATTTTCCCAGATCTCCAACCTTAAAGGTAGGACTCTTTTCTCCTGCGGCTGCAGGCGTAGACGAGTCTGCTGTCGGGATAGCTGCGGGGCCACTTGGCGTCGTAGGTTTGGTTGGAGTGGTTGGCGATCCCGGCCCGGTGATAGTTCCCGCGCCGGATCCTGTACCCGAACCACTTCCAGACCCAGAACCGCTACCTGAACCACTTCCTGAGCCGCTTCCCGAACCACTTCCAGAACCACTCCCGCTCCCCGACCCACTACCACTTCCGCTCCCAGATCCAGATCCGCTACCGGATCCTGATCCAGATCCGCTTCCAGAACCGCTTCCAGAACCACTTCCGCTCCCAGATCCACTACCTGATCCACTTCCACTTCCGGAGCCACTGCCTGATCCTGAGCCGGACCCGTTTCCTGAGCCTGAACCACTACCTGAACCACTACCAGATCCGCTGCCAGAACCGCTCCCCGAGCCAGATTCACTACCAGTGCCAGAACCCGCCGTACTGCCTTCGGCTGAACCCGTCGTTGATCCAGTAGTAGATCCGGTCGTGCTGCCTTGTGTAGATCCTACGGTGCTACCCTGCGTAGAACCGGTTTCGCTTCCCGCCGTAGATCCAGTTGTACTGCCGACTGTTGATCCAACTGTGCTGCCTTGAGCACTTCCCTGTGTAGACCCCGTAACGCTGCCTTGTGTTGATCCGACCGTGCTCCCTTCCGTTGAGCCAGAAGTGCTTCCCTGAGTTGAGCCAGTGGTGCTACCCACGGTAGATCCAACGGCGCTCCCTTGTGTTGAGCCCGTTACACTTCCTGTGGCTACTCCTCCTCCGGGGCCTGATGTTTTGCCATCACCTTGAAGGCCACCACCCGGAACCGCCCAAGTAGGTCTAACCAAGTCGCTGTCTTTGAGACCGTTTTTTGATAAGGCTTTTGACCAAGCGTCCGAGGGAGAGTCACCCTGCGCGATGAGCACGCCAGCATCATCGGTTACTTTCTTTGACTGAGAGTCAGATCCACCGCCAGCTTCAGAACCACCTCCTCCGCCATCACCAGCCTCAGAACCACCACCTCCTCCGCCTCCGCCGCCTCCACCGCCTCCAGCGGCAGTGTCAGATCCACCTCCGCCAACGACAGAATCAGAACTACTTCCAGCAGATGAATCAGATCCGCTACTAGAAGATGAGGCCCAAGAAGGAAGATCGTAGTCAGCAGCAGTTAAGCCATTTTCAGACGCAGCCTGCGACAAAGCCGAACTAACACTTGCTCCGCCGTCGATCAACTCACTAGCACGGGTTGCAACCTTGCTGCTGTTGTTGTCTCTTGTTTCTTTTGCAATCTGCTCTGCAGTTTTTGTTGGCTTGAAAACTGTTGTTGTAACTGTTGTGTCGTCTTCTTCTGGTTTTGTGGTTGTGGCGAAATTGGTAGTGTCAACAGTAGTTGGGTCAAAAACACTTGAGTCTCTGATGTTATCTAATTTTTGCTGAATCTCTGCTTTTTTGTCAGGAGCGGCTTTGTCAAGTTCGTTTTGAAAAAAGATTTCAAATTGTTCTTTTTGTTGAGGCGTATCAAAAACAAGTCCAAAAAAAGCCTCTGGAGCAAGGTTTTCAAATGAATTTGGACCCTGAGAAGAGCCTACCTGAGAACTAAATCTTGCGCTCGGAGACCCGGTGTTTGCTATTTGTTTGCCGTCAGGAGTAACAGCGGCTACTGCAATTAACCGCCTGAATACGTCATCACTAGATTCAGTTCCTTGGCCTCCGGTTTCAGTTCCGGAGCCTGACCCCGATCCTGCGGCGGCTCCAGATCCAAACCCTGTTCCAGAACCGTTTCCTTCAGTGCCTAACTGAACATTGGTATTTGTATAGAGTAAACCTCTGCTACGGGCTTCCGCGACCAACTCTGCTTCGTCTTCTGATGAAATATCATCATATTCATTCATTAACTCAATTTGGCGACGAATCTCCTCATTTGTCATTGAATACGGTGATTTCGGCAAAGACCTGTAATCAATTACCGATGCATCTGATTGGTTACCAGTTCCTGCTGCAGTTTGAGTGCCGATTCCAAGTCCTTGGCCAACACCTTGGGAAGCCGCTAGAATTGCGTCTGCACCGGCGTCACCCGTTCCAGAATCTGTTTGGATAATCGTGTCATTGCCCGACCCGCCTCTGACAGTATTCGCTCCGCCGCCGCCGGAAGTTGTATCGGTTCCAGTTACTGAAGCGCCACCACGAGAGGCGTTTGAGTTGACAATATTGGTTGAGGTTTTGGCAAAGTCGCTGCCAGCCTGCAAAAGATTTCCAATCTGTCCGGATCTTTCATAGTTCTCAATTGCAGTTTTGAGATTCAAAGCCCGACCAGCAAGCTCTGTATTCGGGCTATTGAGGTACGGCGCTAAAGTAACAAGTGCGGGGCCGAATTGATTGTTAGCTAAATTAACGCCAATTGAAGCAAATCTACCGGCGTCGCCTAACGTAAACCCGGTGTTGCCGATTGGGGTGCTTCCTGCCCCAACGGCGTTTCCTGCTGCAGTGGCTAGACCTGCCCAGTCTTCATTTTTTATCGCTTGGCCAACTTGAAGAACGGGCCTGACAGCGGCTACACCTGATGTTACTTGACCTCCAAGAACGTCCAGTGGCGTAGTGGCAAGATTTGTACCTGCACCAGAAGTTGCCCAGTCAGATCCAACTTTATCTGGCGTAAGAGGAGATCCAGCAAGTGATCCAGCGCCCCCTGCTACAGCAAGAGCAAATCCTAATGGGTCTCCGCGATTTGCCGCTGTATAAGCATCATAAGCGTAAGACAGCGGTGCCGCTGGGGTAAACTTTGCGCCAAAGTTAATTAACTGGCCAATAGGAGTGGCCATGAATCCACGAGAGCGCTCGCTGAACTGTTCTTGGAAGGTTGGATTTCCGTTTACATCAGTTGTTAAATTATAAAAAACGTCTCCGCCTTCAACCCCGTAAGTGCCGTTTTGAATAATGCCAACCCGGTTAGGGTCAATTATTTGATTGGTTTTTTTATTATAAAACTGAGTGACCGGAACCTCTTCAGACCGTTCAGCAGAAACATCGTCAATGGCAGGGTAGAACCTCGTCTCATTGACAGTGCGAACCCCAATGTCGTTTATATCAGCAACACCTTGGCTTAAAAGTCCTTGAGCAACCGAACTACTTGCTGGATTCGGTCCGCCTAATTGGTCTACTAACGCGCCAGCAAGCGGGTTGTAACCGGGAGAGGGGTTTTCAACTGCGTTGTTAGCCGCAGCAGGCGGTACACCGGTGTAGCTCTCCGACCCGATCGGGCTGTAATCCACAGCGCTCATCACATTTGATGAGGTATCAGGTGTTGTGTTTTGCGCTGTAGTGGTAAGAGCCGGCAGAGCGCTTACTACTTGATTTTGTGCTGCTGGCTGCGCCGCAGGCAAGGCACCCGCGGTGTTTGCCCCAGATAACGTGTTGTTGATCTGGTTTTGAATGTTCTGAGCCTGCTCGGTTGCGATGGCAGCCTTCTGCTCCGGACTCATATATGCAGTAGCCTGAGCTATTGCCGAAGAGTTAGGCGCAACATACCCAGAAATCTTAAATTGCTCGTTCGGAAAGATCTGCTGCAGGCCAGAGATTAGACCGGCTTCATCTAATCCAGACGGATCAATCCCCTGACCCCGCAGAGCGTTCTGAGCTATCTGATAACCAACGGTGTTGTAGTAATTAGCCATGTCAACCTGCCGCCGGGTTTACTGTTCCGAGTAAGGCCGCAGCCCAGTCGTACCAGTTGTCGTAGTTGTCTGTGTGAGGAATGGCCTCGTTGGAGAACACGTCAATCGCATTGATGCCATTACCCCACGTCTTCCAGTCCGTGAACTGAGTCGGAATTTCTAACTGCTGTGCGGCGTATTGCTCACACATCAAGGCAGCCCAAGACTCAAAGGTATGGTACCTCGGGTCGTAGACAAGGGCCTGAGCCATTAGTAAGGCCTCACATCACCGATTGCAGCACTCAGAAGAAGTTTACCAAGTTGGTAGTCGCCACCGGCCACGTTAGATCTAAATATCAAACGAAGTTCTCGGCGCTGCTCCCTCATGTCTACCTTTCCGGTGCTTGGCCCGAACACATACTCAGCAGACTCTACGTCACCACCCTGAGCAAACGGCCTGCCAGTAACTACCACCGTCATTTCCCCATCCTGAATAAAATCAGGTTCGATCCTTTCCAACCTCAACCAACGGTTTTCCCCAACCATCGTTGTTTCAGGAGGGCCGCCAGCAACCCATCCGAGGTCGTTGGTCTCAAAGTAAGAGTCAATTGCAAAGACGTTCTGGCCAACAATCGCATCAGTCCCAACCTCGTGCTGGTACATCGCAATCAAGTCGGGCGGAGTGCTGAATGTCAAGTTTTGCGTGCCGCTCCCAGAGGCGGCCGTTGAAAGTCTAATGGTCTGGGCATAGATTGCCGTAACCGGGATAGAAAACCCTGCACCGGTCCCACCAAGGTTGGTATTGGACGCGCTTAGAGTGTTGCCAATCACATAGCCTGCGCCGCGCAAAGTAATCGTCACCGACGTTACCGCCCCGCCAGAAACAACCACCGTAGCCGTCGCGTTAGCCCCGCTCCCACCGGTTAACGGAACATTGTTGTATGTCCCATTGGTGTAGCCAGAACCGCCGGTTACAGATCCAAGGGTTTCAATAGCGCTTGACGTTACGGCACTGACCGTTGATCCCGTGACAATGTTGGTCCCGGACACAACCTGATTAACCTCAACTTGAACATTGAACGATGCTAAGTTGATAAACACACTTCCATTCACCGTCGTCATAGACTGCGTGAATACGGCTGTTGAGTCCGTCGTTTCCCACCCAGCCATTACCGGGTGCGCTAGAACTTGAGAAAAGTATCCAGCGGACCTACGCGCACCTAAAGCCTCGCCAGCGTCATACCAAACATTCTCCCTCACGTTGTAGATAATGGCGTCAGTGCATTCAGTCGCATTGCCGCGGGGGTAGAACCACCAGATCTCGCCGTAGCGCGGAATCTTTGTTACCCACACCTTCTGACGCTGGTTGTAATTCAGGTTGTCGAAGAAGTAGTTTTGATTGAACGAATTTGGAATCTCTTTGACCACACCGTTGTACAACAAGAATCGGTCAACGCCGCACCAGTAGTAGACTCCGTCGTACTCAATTGCGGACTGGCTCGACAAGATCGACGATTGACTTGAAATGATGTCATACCGCCAGAATTGAGGTGGAGTTCCAGTGCCTCCAATGTACGAGACGCGAATCAAACTATCAAGACTCCAAAACAATCCAGAAGGAGCATTTGAGCCGCCCCGGACCGGTAACCCTTGGATAATCTTGCCCGTGGCCACGTTGACCTCGTTGGCATCCGTTGATACCCAATCTTGAGCATTCCCTGCGGCGCAGTTCCTAATCAGTCCATTGTTTCCGTAAACAAAGACGTAAGGGTGCAGAGTAACTACACCCCCAGATACCGAGACGTTGTTGTTGAACGTCAGCGTTGAATTCCCGCTTGTTGTTGCCGCAGCCGACAACATCACTTTCTGGTAGTTGCCGATCGTAAAAACCAACCCAGTTGTTGTTCCCGCCGTGGTCACAATTGCGCCACCGCCGGACGTAGCCGACAGAGTGAACGTGGTTGCATAGTTCGTGGCAATAATGTAGTACGTCACCCCTGACGTAATACCCGTAGCCGACCCGGTGTTAGTTCCACTAACGGTCACGCTTTGACCAATAAACAAACCGGACGTGCTTGTGCAAGAACATTGCCCTGCAGTTCCAGTCACCGCAACCGCAGCCAATGCGCCGTTGGCAAGAACAGACGCTGATACCGTCGTGCTGGCGGGGATGCCCGTCCCGGTAACAGCTTGCCCTGCACCAATCAGCGTATTGGTTGTCGGAATGGTGACCGAGGTTGTGCTATTAAGATAGGCATTGGCATCTGTAAATGTCCCAATTTGGGAGAGCGTCGTGCCGTTAATGTTACCAATCAGCACCGGCGTGTTGGTGATCGCATCAGTCTGATCAATATTCTGACCGGGGTGCGCAAGAATAGATGCAACCCCAGATCCACCTACGTCATAGAAACCGTCAAACTGCCACAGATTAAGATCACTGGCAGTAAAGTTGCTCAGGGTATAATTCGTAATCCCCGCGCCGACCCCGTTGTTGTCAACCGAAAGCGACTGAAGGCCGTTGTTGTATCCACTAAAGATCTGGTTGAAACCGTTGTTCGGATTTGCCCAGACCCCGCGAGATGGCCCGGTCAGTTGATCAGAGATGGCCGCATATCCACCAATCTTTCTCGGCCGACCGCGCTGAAACCGAACCCACCGGCCATCATTGTAGGAAATGCGGTCAAAAACCGTCCCATCTCTCTGGATACCGGGCTTGGTGTCTAATTGAAAAACCTTGGCGGTCATTAAAAAGTACCGCTTTGTATACCATTAACGTCAAGCCAGAACTTTTGTGTTCCAAGGACTGATATTCCAAACACCCCAGATGTCGGCCTGAAGATTCCAGTTGTGCCTTCAGAAGAAAAGCTCAACGATGGCGCTCCAGCAGATCCGTTGGCCAGAGCAAGAGTAACTGCACCAGCGGCAATCGTTGATGCGTTGTAGAGGTTTACAGAGTCGCACAGAAGGATTACCTGCTGGCCTGCAGGAACTACCGCCGTGTACCCCCCCGACACTCCAGTCTGGAAAGTAATCGTGTACGCCCCAGTCGTCTGATTAGTGATGTAATAAACCTGAATAGTCTGAGGCAAGTTCACCACTACGTTGCCGGTTAGCGTCCCCGTGTACTTCTGAACAACATTGGCCGCCTCCGAGGAAGTGAGCGTGTACGGAGACCCGGCAAAGGTCACCGCCTTTGTCAACTGCGTGAAGTTGAACTCTGTGCTCTTGCCTAAACCAACCGAGAAGAACGCCGTTCCTGAACTTGAGATCAAGCACGAGTCAGCCGGCTGAAGGTCAAGCGAAGCGGCGCCGTTGATCAAATTGCCGCCGCTTGGGGTTACCGCCAAGGTCCCGGTTCCGCCGTTACGAACTAAGAAGAACCAATCATTACCGAGAGTGGTGGCTGATGTCAGCGTCAGAGTTCCAGACCCGCCCGTCCAAACATAAGTGTTGGCACGATCGGCCGCCACCGCTATGTAATTTGACGAGAACGTCGTCACCGGTTGCGATTGGTTCAGCGTGTTGCCAATGGCCTTCAGGCCGTATCCGGCAAGTGTCGCAGCATTGGAGTTGGTCGTTGTCGCACCGAACGCTATGACACCCCACGTCCCCGTCGTATTCGCGTTTGCCGTGATAAATATGTACTGAGCGCTGCCACCAGACGAAGGGATCGAGACGATCGTGCTGGCCCCGCCAAAGGACTTGACCGTCAGCGTCACCCCACCGGTGTTGTAGATCAGCGCATCCTGACCTACAGACACCTGATTTGCCGGTGGCATCCACAACTCATAAGCCGTGCTAGTCGTGCTGACCTGCATCACCCTCGCAGCAACAAAATCCGTGTCGTTGCCGTTCAGGGGCCACTCAAGTTGAATGGTTCCCGTGGTAGACGTTAAAGCGTAAGACGCATAGGAAACGTCAGTCGGCTGGATCACGTTTCCCGTGAAGGGACTGTTATAACTCATGAGTCATTTACCACGGTTTGACGGTCACCGACCCGCGTCAGATCTTCCTGCTTGAGTAATGCAATCGACTTGTCGTACATTGACTGCCATACCGGAATTCTTTCATCATTCTTCAAGAACGGCATAGCCTGCAGCAAAGACCCATAAAGCAGTGCCTGCGGAGCGTACTGCGTGAACCAGTTAGATTGATTCGCCGAATCCAGCGGCTGGTTGCGCTCATAGTACAGCACCTGAAACGAGTACGCTGCCGCTGGGGTAGGGGCCACGAGCCAATGAGTGTAGTCGTAGTCACAATAGAACGCAGGCAGTCCGGTCTGAGTGTCGTCTGGCCAATACTCACGCAAGTACTCATACTTGCGAAGAAACACCGGGTAGCGCTCGCCAGCCAGAGTGACGTTGAACGACACCGTCTTGCGCCACCGTGCAGGCTTGTCCAGCACAGGATTGTTTGCGGTCATCGTCCCATCGGCCACCGTTAGGTTTCCGAGGAACTTGATCTCCGACGCAATGACCTGCTCCGCGAACATGATGAACTGCGGGATCTTGTCTAGCGTGGCCTGATCATTGCGCTCAAGGTAAGTGGCAATGTCATCGACCAAACTATCGTAGGTCATTACGCTTGCAACGGTCATTTCGATGCTACCCCTTTGGATTTCTCAAAAGACCTCATGCCGCCAAACCCAAGCAAACCAGCAAGGAGCGTCATCAACTGCTCAACCTGCAAGTCAGGTGGAGGATTCAATCCCTTTGGAATTATATCGACTCCCTGCCCAAAAGCCCAGAGCCACTGCATTAAGGGGTAGCCAAGGAACTGGTAAGCCAGACCCAGAACCC